TGCCAAGTCAGTGGATAAAAGAATGCAATCCAATAGAATGAGAGCACTTGTAATGGCTGCATGGGTAATTAGACACGATGAGCATCATAGGACTACTGGTAGAGGTTGGGTAAGGTATATGAATGTTGAGCATACTTTGCACTTGACACCTATGAGCTATACGAAGGAAATGGGCGATAATGATGAAACGGTAGTATAAACAGATAAGGGGTATAATATGACAAAGCAATGGAAGGCACAAAACATCGACAATGCAACGCGAATCGGAACGAGTATCAGCGGAATAGAGGTTGAAGGTTCTGAAGGATGGCAATATTTTGACTTGCTCGAAACTGAAGACGCTATTGTCTTTGGCAATTATACAAATACGATGTTTTTGCAATCGGGCTATATTCTAAAAGAGGGATTTTCAACGGACGAAGTACTTCAAGAGCTTGTCGCTGATCTAGAAGTTTTTTATTCAGACGGTGCAGAATATACAAATGGGATAGTTTTTAATGATAGAATGTAAAGAAATAGGGGGTTTTATGATATTCGATGGATTAGCTTTTATGGGTTGTTCATTAGTGTTGGGTATGATATGGGCTTATTTTGGATAATGTAATTAACTAATTGGAGGTTATACAATGACGCATATTCACGGAGTATCAATGGCAAGTTATGATGAAAAGGCAAATGCGGTAAGTGAATGTACAATAGCCAAATTTGACAATTATGATGACGCTAATTGGTTAGCAAGGACATATTCACTTAATGGTTGTCCGATATATCATTGGTTTAATGGCGATAATCAGGTAAGTATAATAGGGAATAATAGGGAATATGATGATGAATATGCTAAAATAGTAGACTAGTATTAATTAATGTAGTTATAATGGAGGTATATGATATGAGGCTAACAAAGGCATTAAAAAGGAAGGTGGCAAGCCATGCTGGGGGCTCTTTATATAGGATGAATGCGCCTAGTGCTGATTGCTATGCATTTAGCATTGTTCGTGGTAAAACAGGCTTAGACTTTGAAGGTGGGTGGGATTGGTCAAGTGGGCTAGTGGATACAGACGCTGAGTATCTGTTTATGTTAGATACCGCGGAATTTGTTAAGGTATAGTAGTTTAATCAGATGTTTATATATGAGGTGATATTATGACAAGAAAAGATCATATTAAGTTTGCTAGAATGTTGAATGAACGAGAAAATGTTGCTGTTCTTTGGGACGATGACGGCTCATGTAGGAGTTTCTTCCAGTCTATAGTGGAAAAGGTGGGTGATATACTCCTGGCAGACAACAAGCAATTTGATCGCTATATTTTTGAAGAGATTGTATATACTGGAAAGGAGCTATAATATGAAACAAACAATCAATGAATATGAGTTTGTAAAGGCTTTTGATGATTATAACAGGTCAGATAACTTTAGTGTAGCTGGTCGTAATGCTTTATATCGGTATCTATGTGATCTAGAGGAGGATTGTGGTATAGCTATAGAGTTGGATGTAATAGCTCTATGTTGTGAGTATTGTGAATATGATAGCTTTGATGAGCTTCAAGAGGGGCATGATGTTGATGATATGGATGATCTAAGGGATAATACAACGGTGATTGACGTTGACGGTGGTGGTGTTATTATACAATGCTATTAATATTGTTGGGTTAATAGAGATATCACTAAACAAAGGAGCTAATTATGGATAATAAAACAATACTAAAGAATAAGGGCTTAGTTATATCAATTGCAAAGAGGTATCAAGGGAAAGGACTAGACTTTGATGACTTGGTACAGGAAGGCTATATTGGACTGATTAAGGCTGAGAAGGGATATAAACCAGATAGAGGCACTAAGTTTAGTACATATGCCACTTATTGGATTAAACAATCAATTATTAGAGCCATAGAAAACACGGGTTCACTTGTAAGAGTTCCAAGCCATGCCAATGATTTAAACACCCCAAAACATGTTATATTGGATAGGGAAGTCAAGGGTGCAACTAGTACAGTTAATTATCAACACCTATTAGGGAAAGTCAGAGATATACTTACAGACGATACTGATTATTGCATGTTCATTGAATATCATATCTTTGACAAGTCATTTAGAGATATTGCAAAGGATCAAGGGTGTAGTCATGAGAAGGTAAGGACAAGGTTATCCAAGCTATCCAGTACAATTAGGAAGCGATTGACCAAGTAACTAGAGCATATATTGAAGCAATTAGCCCTATAGCGACATGTTATGGGGCTTTATTGCGTCTATTATTATAAGTACATGTTATCTCTACTCTTAATGAATACAGAGATAACACAGGACATAGTATAACTATATAGAGTACTATAAGACATATGGACAATAAGTACTATAAGAGTAATAGAAGGGGTATAATACAAATAATCAAATAAAAGGGGGTGTTTTAGAATACTAAATACTCAACCCATACCAATGTACACCTTTACTTTGTAATGTTCTAAAACGTGCTGTTTAATGCACTACTATTGGATAGGATTGGATGTATGGGTGTGTCTACTTACTGGGATACCAGAGATAACACGGTCACTTGGTGACGGGCCTGTGAGCTCCACTTACATGTATACATATATACAGTGCATACGTAGTACGTTATAACGTTATATCTCTACTCCCTATAATACTACATACAATAAGACCATATACACCATATACAATAATACAGTATAACATAATAAGAGTATATACATATACACTAGTACTGGTATGCTATATGCATATGTATGTACCCCCCTTACCCACATACTTGGATCATAACATGTAGGAAACATAAAATACACCTCCTGTACGTAAACAAGCATAACCACTATCCACATTATATTTTATATTTATTTTTCATATTTTCTCTACCCCCAATAGTCAACATATTGACACTACACACACATACATGATATAATCATAGTATGGTAAAGAAGAAACGACTATCCCTAAAACAATCAAAGTTTGTAGAAGCCTACGTATCAAACGGTGGCAATGCAACCCAAGCAGCCCTAATAGCTTATGACTGTGCCAATAGTGTAGACGCTGGCAACATCGGACGTCAAAACCTAGACAAACCCCATATCAAGGATACAATAGACTCTAAGGTATCTGATCTCAAAGATCATATGTTAGACAAGCTAAGAGGTGACGACCTAATGGGACTAGCACTAAGCACAGCCCACAGTGACTTACAAGATGATGACCCCAAAGTAAGAGAATCAGCCCGCAAGTATGTACTAGAAGTAGCCAAATTCCTCTCTGAACAACAGAAAGCAACATACAATGATAATAGAACACAAAACCTCAATCTGCCTAAATGGAGAGGTGAAGATAAGGCAAATAAGTAAACAAGCCATCCTCCAATCAACATCCCAAGTAAAGAACCTAGAACACCTAGAAATACTAGATACATTCACCTCAGAACCCACCCTAGAAGAAGATTCCCACCAGTATCAAATAATAGACATAAATAATATTGACAATTCTGACCTATATATGATATAACTAATATAGAGGGTAATATCCACCAATATGGCTTTCACACCAATATTCCAAAAGATACTCGATGAAATAGATTCAATGGTTGCCCAACAGCAGCCCATTTCTGCATTAAGAGACTATTTCCGTGAACAGATGATTGCCATTGGACCCTATGAACGCCTAAACAACCTCTATAAGATAAGACCCAAAAGAGCAATCCCTGGTGAACGTAGCCGTTATCTCTCTTTCCGAATGAATGAAGTACAAGACCATTACTTCAAAAACAGAACAAACAGAGACTCAGTACTAAAAATGAGACAAATTGGCCTAACAACACTATCATGCCTAATAGGACTAGACATGTGCTTATGGAACATGGGAAACAACGCCTGTATCATGGCCCATGTCCTACCCAACGTAAAGAAGTACTTTAGAATAACAAAGAACGCCTTTCAACAGTTCATTAAAGATTGGGGTTCTCTTTACCCAGTCTCAAACCTAGTAGATAACGTCACAGAGCTACACATAGATCAAACAGGCTCTATAATGATGGTAGCAACAGAAACCAAGGGATTAACCTTGGATTTCTTACATTTCGCCGAAGCAGCCTTCATTCCAGACTCCCGAATTGAAGAATCCTTAGAAAGTGTCCCCCTCTCAGGCCATGTAATAATGGAAAGCACCCCAGATGGAGCATCAGGCATATTTTATGAGCACTGGAGCAATTACCTCACTGACCCTGAAAGCTCACTCTTCACATGCCATTTCTTTCCTTGGTGGTGGCAGTACCCTGAGAGGGAGGACATTCCATTTTTAAAACACCCCAAAGTCTTTGCTCCAACAGAAGAAGAAGAAACCCTAATGAACAAGGAAGACTTAAAACAGAACCACATTGTATGGCGTAGAAACAAAGTATCAGAATCAGGAAACAATGAATCAGAATTCCTAAAGAAATATCCAGAAGACCCCATTACCTGTTTTCTCTCTGGTGCCCACTCAGTATTTGATGCAGAGATTGTAAGAGGACTATGGATAAACGCCCATGAAGCAGCCTTTAGAGGAGACCTTACAATAGCCTCATGAAGATAAAATTTGAACACAGAGCCTATAAAGGCAAAGACGAAGAATTCATGGGTTGGAGACTCTTTGAGAAACCAAAAGCCACCCACAAGTATGCAATTGGTGTAGATGTAGCTGAAGGAAAAGGAAAAGATGCCTCCTGTGCTCAAGTAATAGACTGTAACACAGGAGTACACATAGCATCTTTCTGGTCCCCAGCAATGGACGAAGACAACTATGCAGCAGAGATATACAAAGCAGGCTATTTCTACAATAAAGCCCGTGTAATCATAGAAGAGAACAATAGTGGACATGCAGTAATAACAAACCTATCAGGTGTCTATTCCAACAGTCTTAGATACCCTTATCTATATAAACGCTATGAATACGACCAATACACAAAGAAGAAAACAAAGATAATAGGATGGAGAACAACAGGTGGAAACAAGAACAATCTTATCTCTAATCTCAAAGCAGCAATAAGAGATGGAGACCTAATAACAAGAGACAAACACACAATAAACGAACTATCAACATTCGTAAGAGATGAAAAGACAGGAAAACTAGGAGCAAAAGGAAGTGCAAGAGATGATAGAATAATGGCCCTAGCCTTAGCTTGGGAACAAGTCCTAGTAAACAGAATGAGCACCCTAAACACCAAATCAACAGCCCCATTAGATAACCGATCCTATGATCCCTCAACAGGATTCCCCATATAGGCATATAAATGGCTAAATACTCAAATAAGATATCAAAATCAAAAAAGAAAGCAGAACAAGACTGCATTGAATACCTAGAAGATGAACTCCGTGAATCAGAAGAGTTCTACCGCCCCGTAAGAAAGAAATGGAACACCTTTGAATACCTCTACACTAAAGGAGCATCAAAACGCAACAAACCCAGAGGAAGAGCAAACCTCTCCCTCCCCATTGCCTTCCAACAAATAGAACCCTTCGTAGACAACCTCTCAGAACTCATGTTCGGTGAAACCCCCTACATCCCTTATAAAGCCCGTAGAAATGATGAAGAACTAACCCGTTCAGCAGAAGACATATCTCTCTTCACCCAATGGCAAATGGAAGGTGGAGACTTCTACCCAGAAGCAAAGAAATACCTAAGAAACTTAGGAAAGTTTGGCAACTCAGTAATGAAAGTAGTATGGGAAGAAGATACAATAGAACGTGACCTCTCTCCCGATGAACTAGAATTTGATCTAGAAACAGGAGAACCAATAGAATTCACAACAGATGAACCAGTATTCGATGGCCCCCGCTTCTACAACATATCCCTCTTTGAATTCATAATCCCCAAAGGCGTAACCCACTGTGACATACAAAAGATGCCTTGGGTAGCTCACCAAGTCTATAGAGACCCAGAAGAACTCCTAGACAATGACAATTACTGGAGAGCACACCCAAGGATTAAAAAGCTCCTCAAAGGAGACAAGGGTGAAAAGGAATCATCCAAATCAGTCCCCAAGCAACAACCAGAACAAAACTATTCAAAAGAAGCCTCTCTAGCCCTCTATGATGGAACAGGCAAAGTATTCAAAAAGAACCAAGGAAAGTGGAGAATAGTAGAATGGTGGGGTAGTTACAATCTAGGCAAAGGAAGAAAAGAACCAGCCTTAATAGTAATAGCCTTCCCAGATGATGATTCCCCCATATTACTACGTAAAGACCCCAACCCCTTTACATACAAATTCAAACCCTTCACCATGTCATATGACTATCCTGTAGATGGAGAAGCCTATGGCTACGGAGAACTAAACCACGTTAAAGGTCTTATCTCTGAGTTAACAGCCCTAAGAAACGCCAGACTAGACCGTACAAACATATCATTAAACAGCATGTGGCTATTAGAAAGACAAGCAGGAGTAAACCCAAGAGAACTCTACACAGCCCCAGACAAGATAATACTCTGTGATGATAAAGAAGGCATAAAGAAACTAGAAAACACAGGACCCAATGCAGCCACAGTAGAAGAAATAGGCTCCATTGGTTATGATATACAAAACACCACAGAAATCATTGATCCCAGACAATCAGTATCAAACGTAGGAGCAGCCTTCGGTAGAACAGCAACAGGCATTGACTATCTAGCTTCTAAAACAGGCCTACGCTTAACCTCCAAAGCAAAACTCCTCCAATACACATTCATACGCCCCCTAGCCCGTATACTACTATGGTATAACAGACAATTCATTGGCAACGGAGAAAAAGATGAATTAGAATTCCGTGTAACAGGTGACAACATAAACTCATTTGCAACAATGGACCCAATGGCAGTATTAGCAGATGTAGACTATGTCCCTGAAAGCACCCCAATCAGAAAGACAATAGCAGAACAAGCAGACAATCTAAATTACATGCTACAAGTAGTAGCACAAGTAGAGGGTGTATCCCCAGGCATTTCCAACATACGTAACATCTTAAAG